GAAATATCCTCCTCGCTAGGCCAGAGATTTGCGTGTGCATAAAATGGTAACCACAAGAGATTCAGGGAGTAAAGCAGCAGGGTTTAGAGATAGATTCAAGTCTTATTTAGTCAATTTTGGAACTAAAGTAACTCTTAGACGAGAAACACAAGTTAAAGATTCTATGGGTAGAATGACAGAAACTACTACTAATACAACCTCAAATGTTAAGGCCGATATTCAATGGGTAACTAAGGCAGATTTACAACACCTTAATGTTGGAGAAGTAGAGATTGGAGATGGGATGTTGTTTGTTCAGTATAGTGCAGACGTAGAACTTGAAGATGAATTTGACTATAATGATAAGCGATGGCGTATAACTACACAGATCGAAGGTGAACAAGTAACAGGAGACGTGGTATATCTGGGATATATTTTTAAGAAGAATGCTTGATATTAAAACCGATGTAAACACAACGGATATAGACGAAGATAAGGTAACCGATGTACTTAAAAGAATATTAATGCGTTCTGCTTTTAAGATGGAGGAGTTGGCGATTAATTATGCACCTTCAGATCAGGGAAATTTAAGAGCAAACATAACTGTGTTCCCTGAGATATTATCTAATAGGTATGTATTAACGTCTAAGATGCCTTATTCGGAAGCTATGGAGTATGGAAGTAAACCTTTTTATGCTCCGATCGGACCGTTAAAAGAATGGGCTAGAAGGAAGCTAGGAGATGAAGGTGCCGCTTATGCAGTACGGGCCAAGATAGCAAAAGTAGGAATTAGAGCACATCCATTTATGAGACCAGCTTATTATGAAGTTGTTAATTTTTGGTTTAATCAATTTACTGAAGAAGAATTTGCTAAAATTAAATAGTAATTAAATACTTTAAAGTTATAGTGTTATTAAACTCCAAGAGGAGTAGAGTTTTCAAATGATCCAAGAGGATCGACAATATGGTAGAATATTATATAGACCCCGAAGATTTGGTAGCTGACTTTCTTAGAAAGAACCTTACCGATCCAAGAGCTAGGGCGGAAGCGACAGACTCAGATACGATAGTTGCAACAGCTGGACAAACTACATTCACACCAACACCTTCTTCTGGAACTGTGTCATGTGTTACTGCTGTTACATTAGCTGGATCTTCTTTAATCAAATGGAAAGATTATTATTGGGACTATCAAAATCAATATATTATTTTAGCAGTTGCTGCAACTATTGGGCAATCTGTCGTTATCACTTATAAATATGGAACAACTAATTGGATTTATTCAGACAAACCAGACGAAGGATTAACTAGAACAGGGTATCCAAGGATCGAAATATTTTCACCAGCAGGTCCAGGAGTAAGACTTGGTAATTATAAAGCACCAGTAGAGGGAAGTCCTGTATTGCAAATTGATGTTTGGTGTAAAAAAGATCAACCGTTTACCATTAATTCAAGAACATACTCTAATAATTATCTTGGTCGATACTTAGGCAACCAAATAACCAAAGCATTTGAAAACAACATTGATGATCTACATCCAGCATTATACAACTATGTCCCTATAAGTATTCCAAGGGCAGGGCCGTATGATGATGAATCACAGGTGTATCATACTATATTAGAAATAAATTTACGAGGGATTAAACTCGGGAGAATTGAATATTAACATGGCATTCACAGAATATTTTTTGGGAAAGAGGGAACAAATCTCATGGAAAGCAGAGACAACTTATGGAACAGGTGTGACACCTGACCTTATTGTAGGTTATAATGTAACAGTTACTCCTAATTTTTCTAAAGGGTTTCAAGAGATTTTAAGTGCTGGTGCAGATGCTAGGACTATAAACAGTTTAACACTTGGTCCAGAAGATTTACGATTTACTTTAGAGTTCGTTCCGTCCGATTGGGTATTTTTAAAATATGTATTTGGAACGGTAGCAGATTTAGGTAGTGATCCATATACACACACATTTACTTTAAATGATTCAGTACAATCGTTCACATTACAATGGGCTAAGCGTGGTTCAACAAACCATGTATTAACATTATCGGGTTGTGTAGCTCTTAAATCTACGGTTTCATGGGCAAAAACATCAAGTCCCGGAAAAGAGGGACATATTAAAGTTAGTATGGATTGCGTAGCTCAGAATGTTACTCAAGGAACTACAATTACAAGTATATCATCACCAACTGCAACTCCGTTCCAATTTAGAATGGTTAAATTAACGTTAGATGGGAATGAAATTACAGAGGTAAATAGTGGAGAACTTTCATTTGATACTGGTATAGATCCAAGTGATAGTAGATATTGCAACTCTACATTAAATACAGCGATTGGAGAACCTATTCCTAAAACATTTATGATTACAGGAAGAGTAAATATAAATGTTAAAGATAAGACATATTGGGATTTATGGGATGCAGGAACTGCCGTTGGTGGTGCCTGTAAACTTGAGTTTGTAAGAGGTGCAAATGATGACATGGATTTTACGTTTAGTAATTTCTTTGTAAGCGATGGAATAGCACCTACAACAATAGAAGATGTAACAAATGTAGATTTAGCATTTCAAGCATTGACAACAACAGCCGTGAGTACCGACAGTACCGCAACATATTGAGGGGGAACAACAATGTATGAGGAAGATATTATAACTGATAAACCGGTTAGATTGGAAATAGAAGGACGTGTATTTACATATAGACCTATGGATGCAGGTGAACAGCTTGACAGGATAGATGAATATACACAAACTAATAGTCAAGGCGTACCAATTCAAGATCTTAAAAAAGTAACATTAATGAAAGTGTGCCGTATAGAAAGTGTGCCGTATGATGATAAATTTGTTAAAGAAGTTACAGGACAAGACAAAGGTTGGAAAGATTTAACAGACGAAGGAAAGATTGTGTTTTTTCGTAAATTAAATCCAACTATACTGTCTATGATAGTAGAGGCAATTCAAAAAATAGACTCAGGAAAAGGTGATGATTTAAAAAACTGTTAATTGCCATAAGAACTAGCAACTCAGAATCCGGATTTGACTTTGGAAATGAGAAGCAATGGCTTTTATGGTGTAAGTTTAAATATTGGGAAAAAGGAGTAACTGGTGAACAATTTAGAAAGGAAAGAATAATGGACATCATTACAAACCTCGCAATAGATGGGATGATTCAATCAAAACAAATAGCTGAAAGCAAAATGCAAAATACAATGTCAGGGATGAAAAGATAATGGTATCAGTAGGGACTTTAGAAATTGTAGGAAAAATAGACACCGATGATATATCAAGTTCTTTAACTAATCTTAAAAAGAAATTTGCTACATTTGGGTCTGGTGTTAAATCGTCTTTTGCTGATTTTAAAAGATTAGGCGGTGCTGTCGGAGAAGTTGCAAAGGGTTTTAAAATAATAGGAACAATTGGTTTAGCTGCTCTGACTGCATTGGCAATGAAATCACCAGCATTAGCACCTGCATTAGCAGGATTTCAGGTTGAAATGTTTAGATTGTCCCAAATAATTGGGGAAGATTTACGTCCTGTATTTGAATGGGCGTTGGATGCATTTAGTACTTTTATAGGATATATGGAACAACATCCCGCAGTTAGAACATTTGGTGAAGTATTTGCAACAATCGTAGGATCAATGTTATTATTAAAAGGACTTGCGTGGGTATTTTCAGGGTTTGGAACTCTAATTAATATATTGGCAGGTGCAACAGTTAGTGCATCATTATTTACTTTTTTCACACTTGTAGCGTCGGTACTTACTAGTATATGGTTATTGTTTAAGTTGATGGAGGCATTACGTGGTCCAGAATCAATGCAAGAGTCACAATCAACTATATTTAATGATTCATTATTAAGAACCGGACACACCGGCACATGGTCTCCAGGAGTGACTGACCCTGATATGTTTACTAATAATAATGGTGGACAATTACCTACTGACGTAACATCCCAGTTATCAGCGTTAACAACACAGTGGATGACAGCTAAGGGTACAATGTACTTTACAACTAATACAACCGGTTCAGTGGGGTTAGAATAAGATGAAAATTGAGAACTATTCAGACGCAAACGGATTTTCAGCAGATGCATTTACATTCCAATATAACCCAAGAGTATTTGATGACCCACTAGATGCTAATATGACTATAAAAAACATACCCTACAGTAAAACACACATTGCAGTAACTAATGCAGGAATTGATCCAAAAAGTTTAGTACTCACCGGACATTTCTCAGGATCTAGTAAGCGAACATATTACAATTCTTTAGCTAAACATACTTCACAAGCTAAATTAAAAAAGATATACTTTGGAACAGACCGGTTTTATATTGGATTAGGCAGACAAACAAAACAAACTAACGCAGGTGGGCGTACAAACTTTATTGATTATGTAACATCCTTTGTTGCACTTATAGGAATTGTGTTTGGTAATACTCAAAAGACAGATGTTTATGTTAGTAGTTGGGCAACAGGAACTGCTGCTAACGCTGGTCCTGCCACAACTTATATAGAAAAAATATCAGTACTTTTAGATTCTGGTGGTTCAGCAGGGGACACAGTTATTGTTAGAGACGGGCACAATCATGGGATACAAGTAACTTTGGCCGATTATAGTATAGGTGATATATTAACCATTTATTTAATATCACTTGCTTCAGTAGGAACTTCTGAAATATTCAGTAGTGAGTATTGGTATTGTTATCAAGATAGTGGGGCAGGAACACAGGT